GTTTACTGAACTAGTTCCACCACCTGCTTTTAAACAAATGTAAACATTGTTGTTTTCCGAAACAACAAAATATACTTTGCTTTCTATGTTTGTATCTTGATCATCATATTCTACATATGTTGTACCACTCACCCACAAGTTTCTTGGTGAACTATGAACAATATCTGTGGCATCAACTCTCTTCATGGCAAACATATTTTCCCATAAAGTATTTGATGTGTAATCGTTCTCATATGGTACTGTTGGAGTCGTGTCATCTGTCCAAGCATTTGGTCTTCCCAGTGCCATATAGAATTGGTTATCTGCTAAACTAGATACGAATTTATTCGTTGTATCTAATCTAAATTTACTTGTAATTATTGCTGACATATTGTCTCCGTTATATTATTATTTATACGTTGCTGTACAATGCTGTTCGTAATAGGTGATATCAGCATTCTGATCTACACCATTCACTATATATGGTCTGGTATACGTTCTTGTATATGGCTCACCATTATGCGTACCTAATGTACCGCATGTTAATTTCATAACCTCTTGGTTATGTTGTATTCTTATATTGTTATTTATACTATCCTGAAGTGTATACGAAGCAAAATTGCTAATTGGACCTAAATATCTGAACTTCATATTATCCCAATGGTTTTGCATACCTATCTTCTTCTTCTCTGAACTTCCATTAGCAAAGTAAGTCCAAGTTTTCTCTACGTAACTACCAACTTCATGGAATGAAACTGGCCCAATCTGAAGTGAAGGTAAGTTTATATTTATTAAACCAGCAGGATTTAACCAGCCTGGCTGTGCTTCATCATTAGTTGAAGTTAATAATTGAATGAATATTGAAATTTCACCGAAGAATATAAATCCAGCTGGGTGAATTAATCTTGTAAATGCATTCTTCCAATCAGCTACATTCTTACCAGTCTTTAATACATATGAAAACTTTTGATAATAGTAAGAGTCTTGTATATATTTTTTATCTGACAAGAACCCATTCGCACTAGTGAACAAACCTTTAGGGTATGTTTTAACCACATCACCATTTGCTAGAGCACTAGTAAATGTTAATTTATATTTTGTTGTTGTATCTGAATAGACTGCCTCAACATAATCTGTGCCTGCAGTCTTATATACATCATTAACAAATACAACATCATCATCAAAGAACAATGGTTGAGCAGCATCATTATTTCCACTAACAACCGTAGGTGTACCAGATATTGTAATTATATTCCAAGGGGTATAGTTACCTTGATTAGCTGTAATATCAGCTGCTTGATCTACCCAATCTCCATCAGATGGTGTTAATAAGTCTACGTATGGAAAGTATGTGTCAACCTCATCATCATAGATCGTTCTAAAGAATGATGTAATCGATTCGGGTGTACCTCTACTTCTATAAAATTCAATAAGATGTTTATAAAAAGTACGTGGATCTGTGGCGAAGTCTCTTGGTACGGCTATACCAATTTCATTCTGCAGTTCTGTAAGTAATGATTCTTCTACATGATCAATATCTCTTTGGATGTCTAATGCGTTTAAATAAAATCCAGATTTGTTTTGGCGTTCTAAATATAAAGCATATACCTTAATGAACTCAATAAGATCAGGATACGAAGTAGCTACATGTTCCGGTATTAAGTCATTGACATAAGATGATATATTATATTTACCAAGGGTAGACATTAGTTGCTCTCAGTAGTTGTGTAATCAATACCAGCAGTTGTACCGCCAGTAGCCATCGTATCTATCTCACCAGTGATTGCTGCACCAGGTGTATCAATAGTTAATAATTCGTTTCTCATAGGTTTAATATCATTCGATGCTGGATTAACTTTGACATCGATAGTGGTAGTACCTGTAGGTAATGCAGTTGGATTAAATGCGTTAAGAGTAACTGTTCCGGTAGTTTCATTAACAGTACCAACATTGGTATTATATATTATTCCAGCAGTATCAACTATTTGGATAATTCGTGTCTCACTTGAAGTATCATAGAAGTCTTTTAACATACATTGTGCACCAGAGAATGTAAACATGTTTGATGTTACATAAGAACCAAGAGTTGATGTAGTACCATCTAAATTATCTAATTTTTGATTAAATTTAAGTGAATAAGTAGTTGCTGTACCAAGTGCTGGAGAAATCTTCTTTGTCATTCTAATACGAGTGATGTTAGATAGTATAGCAATATTAGTATCATCTATTTTCTTAGCAACGTTTGATGATCTAAATACTCCACCAAAGCTTTTTAATACATCGTTGTTATGTGCGATAAGTGTACTCCTTACTGATGTTGCCAAACTAGATGCAGTTACTGAAGCAAGGTTTGGATTAAATTTAAAGAAAACTTCTAAATTAATATGTGTGTACTCAGGGTCAAGAAGAACCGGAGTTATACTTACCACGTTTTTAGGTTTAAGAATTTTTGTAATGATTGTTGCTTTCTGTTCAGCAGTTAATACATCAGCTGACAAAGGTTTAATACTAACATACACCTTACCGTAATCAGGAACAATATGATCCTCTCCACCCCATACAGCAACAGCTTCAATATCAGCAAATTCATTTTTAATAATAGCTTTATAATCATCAGGTGTAACAGCTCTGTTTTGAGATACATGAGCAAGAGGGGCATTAAACTTAACTGCTTCTTTAGATTCTCTTGCAGCACCACCCGTAGCTTTAGTAACTAATGTGATTGTCTCATCAGTATTACCATTAAGTGTTCCAGACATAGTAAACACTGTAGCACCATTTACATTAGCTCCAGTAGGTATATGTGAATATTCTATTAGAATAGAATTACCATTGCCTGGTCTCTTACCAATAATATTATCACCAAATTTTATTTCATAATGTCCATCTCTTCCTTCCTCTAAGAAGAATATTTCACTAGCTCCAGTTAGATTTACAATATTTTTATTAAGAGTATATACTTTAGCTGCACTAGTAGAAGTTGAATCGGTGACTGTTACCTTAATTGATTTCGAGTTCACATTTACCATAGGAATTATATATGATTCAAATGCATTGTTTTGATATGTGTATGTTATACTGGTTAATACACCTTGTTCAATTGCAATATTATTAAAATTCCAACCGGTACTTGCATCGAACACAATGTTATTTGTAACTGAATTAAACATTGGATATGTGACACCATTAATTATTGTTTGGAATGTAGTACCTCTTGGCATACTTAAAGGCAGAGGATTATTAGCTGCATCATGGTTATATAATGGTGTGGCTGCAGCGTTATAATTCATTTTAACATTGACAAAGGCAACAGATGGAGCAATAGATCTTGGAGTATATCCTAATAGTTTAGCATGAGATACAACTGAAGTTCTTAGCTGGGCTGTATCAAGGAATGTTTCATTCAAAGCGAAGTTTGCATTCATTGAATTGATGTGAGTTATATATGCTAACACATCAATAATAGTTGACATAGCTGATCCATCGTAGTTATAATCATTAAAGGTTGTATCAGTTGCCTTCATGTATGAAACTAGATTAGCTTTGATTTGGTCGAAGTCTAATTGACTTGCATTAATTCTTCTTTCAATTGCCATTATCGTATTCTCTCTATTGTTGTAGAGATATCTATTATCTCATTGGTTGATTTAACTCTGCCTGTTACTGTAATATATACCATGTTTTGATCAGGCTTTGAATTAATATTAGTATTAAGTACTTCTATTCTTGGTTCGTAATTCTTTAAAGCAACATTAATAGATGTTCCCATGTTCGATGCTGTAAGTTGATTCATGTTCTCAAATAAATATGCTCTTAGGTTTGCACCGAAGTTATAATCAAATGGACGTTCACCGTGATTCGTACGTAGTATATTAAGACAGCTTTGTATTACTGCAGCATTGTTCTTCTTTATTCCAATGTCATTTGTATTAGGATTTTGCTTAAAAGTAAAATCTAAATCTTTGTACGTTTCTTGTATTGCGATCTCTGCCATATAATCTATTTATACCTAAGGGTTAGCTGGTCCACCAGTATTTGGTCCAGAATTATCACCACCATCACCAGCATGTTGATGAGTATCTAATATTAGATTTCCAGTACCAGTAGTAGTTGTACCAAATACTTTGAGCTTACCTTTAATCTCAACATCGGTACTATCTAATGTGATCTTACTAGCAGCATTATCAAAGTCAATACTAAGTAATGTTACGTTGTCTTCATCAACTCCACGTAATGATGTTGCTCCTTGAACACTTGCTGTCATACTACCAACAACATCAGCAGTTATATTACCACCTATATCAATGTCTGCATT